TTGATGACACAGGTAATACTTTTGCTGGTGTTCTTAACGGTAGATATAAAGTGTACATTGACCCATATGCTGCTAACAATACAGCAAAACAATACTTTGTTGTGGGTTACAAAGGTACATCACCATATGACGCTGGTATTTTCTACTGCCCATATGTACCTCTACAAATGGTAAGAGCGGTTGGTCAAGATACTTTCCAACCAAAAATTGGATTCAAAACTAGATACGGTTTACAAGCAAACCCATTTGCTGAAGCTGGAACTGGTGATACTGCTGTAATCAATGGCGCTGGTAACAAAAACGCTAACAGATATTACAGAAGAGTCCAAGTAGCGAACATTATGTAATTTTTTTACATTGTAAAATTAAAAGGCGAGGCCTCAAAACCTCGCCTTTTTTTATGCACTAAATACTAGTATGAAAAAAGTTTTAACAAATTACTTGTGGATTTTCTCAATAACAGCAGCCATATTATTACTGGCTCTACTTACATTTCCTGTCAAAGACAATCCACTAGAAAATGTAGAAAAAAGATTAGATGAGGCCTCTGAAAAACATAGTGTCCTTACTGAAAACGAGAAGAAATTAAAACAAGAATCTCAAACTAAAGAATGGGAAGAAATAGATAAATAGTAGTATGACTACTACAAAGACATTAGATAGGCAACCAACAAAACTAGATTACGCTAGCCCTACACAATTTAAGTTTAATATAATTAAACTACCAAAGGTAACTTATTTTTGTACACAAGTAAATGTGCCTGGTATTACATTAGGTGGTACAATAGATCAAGTAACAAGATTTAAAGACATACCACAACCAGGAGATAAATTAACTTATGGTGAGTTAAACATGACATTTTTGGTTGATGAAAATTTAGAAAACTTCCAAGAAATACACGGTTGGCTAGTAGGTTTAGGTTTTCCTAGAGATCATTCAGAGTTTCGTAACTTAATTAGTGCTGGTACAGATAGATTTCCTATATCAAATGAAAGTGTATCAACAGAACCAGGTAAGGTTAAGTTTGGAACACCAGATCAAGGGCCTGCTTTATCAGACGCCACACTAACGGTATTATCTAGTAAAAACAACCCACAAGTAGAAATAAGATTTAGAGACCTATTTCCTGTGTCTCTAACAGGACTACAATACGATCAACAAGCAACAGATGTTGAGTATCTAACATCAACGGTAACTTTTAGATATACGATATATGATTTTGCTAATGTTGGCTCGTCATTAACACAAGTAACAACCTCTTAAAAGCTTTACTTTTTTTGAGTTTTGTGATATAAAGGTTATATTATGGATTTAGAACAACTACAATTAGAAGCTGATAAAGATTTAAAAATTAATGATACTGAATTAGATTTAGAGTCATTAAAAACACCTCAATTACACAACAAGTATATGAAGCACTTAACAAAATTTAAGTTGTTGTTAAGTAAGGCCGAAACTGATTATAATACTATGAAAAAAGATAAATGGGAGTATTATACAGGTAAAGCGCCTGCTGAAGTATATGCTGAGAAACCATTTGATTTAAAAATTTTACGAACTGATATAGACAAATATTTAGAATCTGATACTGAACTACAACGATCAAAACAGAAAGTTGATTACCTTGAAACAACGGTAGATTTTTTAGATAGAACTATACGACTAATAGCAAATCGTGGTTTTACAATAAAGAACGCTATAGACTGGAGAAAGTTTACTAGTGGAGCTATCTAATGAAAATACAAGAGCTGAAAAAAAATACATCAATTTTTGTTACTGAATTACCAAAAGAAATCATAAAAGAAATAGATAAGTGGGTTATTGATTGTAAAAAAATCAAAAAACACAAACTATCATATCTCAAAGAACATGATAATGTTGGAACTGATGGTAATTCTTATCAAGTGAGTATTCCTAAAAAACATATTGATGATGGATTTTTTCTGTCTTATCTTTTAAGATTTTGTGAAAAAACTTTTGGTGGTTTTCATAGAGACTATTTTATGAGAGAACATCACGGTCATTTTGATGGTTATGATATATGGGCCAATTTCGCATATAAAGATAACTATAATCCTATACACAATCATACTGGTTTTTTATCTGGCGTAATATATTATAAAAATAAAGACATTACACCAACACTTTTTCCAAATGATGATGTAGCATATGGTGGTGATGAAAAAACAATGATTATCTTTCCGTCTAATAAATGGCATAGAGTAGATCAACAGAGTTCAACAAAAGAAAGAATTACTATAGCTTTTAATATATGGAAACATGACCGTAACTAGATATTTAATTGTAGATAAGATAGATGAAGTTTATCTTAAAATTGAGGCAGACGCCGATATAAGGCGTGAGTTAGGTGAATATTTTACCTTTGAGGTGCCTGGTTTTAAGTTTATGCCACAATTTAGAAATAGAGTGTGGGATGGTAAGATTCGTTTATTTTCTTACGCTACTGGTAAAATCTATACTGGTTTGTACCCTTATATTCTAAATTGGTGTAAAGAGAACAACGTACAGGTTGTAGATGGCACAAAAATTAAAGATACTAAAGTTGATATATCTAAAGTTGACGAATTTATAAAAGCTCTAAAGATACCTATGGATGTTAGAGATTATCAAAAAGAGGCCTTTATTCACGCTGTACAAAAGAATAGATGTTTATTATTATCGCCAACGGCCTCTGGTAAATCACTTATAGTTTATCTACTTACAAGATTTAATCAGTTAAGAATAAAAAATAAGATATTGATAATTGTACCAACAACATCACTAGTAGAACAATTATATAAAGATTTTAAAGATTATGGTTATAATAGTGACAAATATGTTCATAGAATATATGAGGGCCATGGTAGAGAGACAGATAAACAAATAATAATATCTACTTGGCAATCAATATATAATCAACCAAAAAAATGGTTTAGTCAGTTTGATATGATAGTGGGTGATGAAGCACACTTATTTAAGGCCGTTTCATTAACTAAAATTATGACTAAACTAACAAAATGTAAGTATAGAGTTGGTCTAACTGGTACTTTAGACGGTACAAAAACACATAAATTAGTATTAGAGGGTCTTTTTGGTAATGTAAATAAGGTAGTATCCACAACGGAATTGCAGGAGAAGGGAAAACTAGCTGATCTAAAGATATTCTGTTTGGTCTTACAACACGGTAAAACGGAAAGAGACTTTTTAAAAGATAAAAACTACCAAGAAGAAATGGATTTTTTGGTGACCAATGACAAAAGAAACAAATTTATACGAAATTTAGTAACAGGTTTACAAGGTAATACATTATGTTTATTTCAATATGTAGAAAAACACGGTCAAAAATTAAAAGAAATGATAGAGGAAAAAGCAGATGATAAGAAAATTTTTTATGTTCACGGAGGCGTTGAAGCGGAAGAGCGAGAGAAGATTAGATTTATTACAGAAAAAAGTGACAACGCTATTATTGTTGCCAGCTTTGGGACTTTCAGTACGGGGATTAATATTAGGAATCTTCATAACATTGTTTTTGCTAGTCCTTCTAAATCTAGGATAAGAAACTTACAATCAATTGGTAGAGGTTTAAGATTAAAAGATAATAAGTCAGAGGCCACATTATACGATATATCAGACGATTTAACACACAATGGTAAAGAAAACTATACTCTGGCTCACTTTAGAGAACGAATAAATATATACAATGAAGAAGATTTTAATTATGAAATCCATAATGTGGATTTAAATTAATGCATCAGCCTATGGAAAATATTAAAATAATTAAACTAATAAACGGTGACGATATAGTTTGTTCTTTTCCTAAAAAACAATTAGAACAAAAATCACCTTTAATTAGAATAGTAAAACCATTACTAATCAAGTATGTGCCTCAACTCACACCTATGGGTTTTAAAGATTATATTGCTTTAATTAAATGGGCGGCCTATACTAATGATTCAATAATTACCATACCAAAAGACAAGATACTTACAATAACAAATGCCAGCTCGGAGATGGGGAAATCTTACGAACATATGGCTGTAAATTATGATAAAATTGATGTGCCTAAAAAAGATGACCAGGCATACACAAGAACACACTTTAGTAAAGAACTCCATT